TAATCGTTGACATTTGCATAGAAAACCATAATGTGATAGTAGATTAATCTATTTTAAGAGGTCTGCTTGAGTAATAAATTCGATAGAACTAATTATCCTACTGCTGAACCTGCAAAACTTGTTGCAGGCGACAGATTTGCATGGAAAAGAGATGATTTGGCGACTGACTATCCTCCAAGCACGTTTGCTCTTACTTATGAGTTTCATTCTGATGCAGGTGGCGGTGGATCAAAGAAATTTACTATAACCGCAACTGAAGCTGATGATACTTACTATATAGAAGTAGGATCATCAACAACAGCAAGCTATACTGCTGGCGACTACATTTGGGAAGCCTATATAACCAGAAGCGCTGACTCTGAAAGAATTATGGTTGACTCAGGAAGAACTGAGATAACAATAAATCTAGCAAACACAAATGCAGACTTGAGAAGTCATGCAAAGATAGTTCTTGATGCAATAGAAGCTGTTATAGAGGGACGTGCAACAATAGACCAATCTTCATTTTCTTTGGGCGGTAGATCACTATCAAGAATGTCTGTTGAAGAACTAATGACATTTAGAGACAGATACAGAACCGAATATATGAAAGAAATAAAATTAGCTAGAAAAAGAAATGGGCAAGGAACAGGCAACACAATAAAAGCAAGTTTTAGCCCTTTAAAAACTATAAATCCAACAGAGTATACATAATGGCTTGGTACGATAATTTATTAGGCAATAATCGAAAAAAGAATAAAAGAAGAACTTTTAAAAGAAGTTATCAAGGCGCAAACACAGGGAGACTATTTGCAGACTTTTTAACAAGCTCTACTAGCGCTGATGCTGAGATAAAAGACAATATTAGAATATTAAGGGACAGAGGAAGGGAGTTAGCACGCAATGACGCTTATATCTCAAGATACTTAAATCTGATGGTGTCTAATGTCATTGGTAAGCAAGGCGTAAGAGTATCCAGCAAGAGCAGGAACAATGATGGTTCACTTGATCTTGCTGGAAACCAGCTTATTGAAAACGCTTGGAAAGATTGGTCAAGACTAGGTAGCTGCACATCAAATGGAAGATTATCATTTTTAGATTGTCAAAAAATATTTATAGAAACTTTATTAAGAGATGGTGAGGTTCTTATAAGAAAAATAAAAACAACTGACTCACCTTTTGGCTTTCATATACAGTTTTTAGAAGCAGATCATTTAGATGAGCAGAAAAATGAAGAAGCAAGAGGTAATGGTAACTCAATTAAGATGGGTGTTGAGATTAATAGGAATGGTAAGCCTGTAGCTTATCATTTATTTAAAAAACATCCTTACGATAATACTTATCCAAAACCAGAACAGCAATATATAAGAGTACCAGCCGATGAGATAATTCATGCGTACTTACCAAATAGAGCAGAGCAAACTAGAGGCGTGTCTTTTATTGCTCCAGTAATGGCTAATGTAAAACAATTAAATGCATACCTTGAGGCAGAGATAGTAGCTGCAAGAGTAGCAGCATCAAAAATGGGTTTCTTTACAAGCCCAGATGGCGATGGCTATGTTGGCGATGGAGAGTTTGAAGATACTTTTAACCCAACAATGAACGCTACCGCAGGCACATTTGAGCAATTACCAAGTGGAATGTCATTTCAGAGCTTTGATCCAACACATCCAACTACTGCATTTGATTCTTTTACAACCAGCGTCTTAAGAAGTATTGCAAGTGGTTTAAATATTTCTTATCATTCTTTGTCTAATGATTTGACTTCAGTAAATTATTCATCTATTAGACAGGGCGCTTTGGAGGATAGAAGTAACTATCAATTAATGCAACAATTTGTGATAGAACATTTTGTTGATCCTATTTTTAAATCTTGGTTAGAAATGTCAATATCAACAGGTTACTTAAGTTTGCCAATAGCAAAATATGACAAGTTTGCAGGAGGTATAAGCTATATACCACGATCATTCTCATGGATTGATCCACTAAAAGAAATGCAAGCAAATGTAGTGGGACTACAGAATGGAACAGTTACTTACGCAGATATTTCTGCTAGTTATGGCAGAGATACCGAAGAGCTTTTTGAGCAACATCAAAAAGAAATAGAACTAGCGAAACAATATGGTATTGAGTTGGCTTATCAGCCATTCGAACAGAAACAACCAGTCGAAGCAAATATTGTTGGTGCAACAGAGGATGATGATGGCTAAACCAACAGAAGGCATGAAAACTGAAGCACAGAAAGGCTTGGATTGGCGAAAAGAGTATGGTCGTGGTGGCACAAGAATTGGTGCAACAAGAGCAAGACAGATAGTTGCTGACGAAAACTTGTCAGATGAAACAATAAAAAGAATGTATAGCTTTTTCTCAAGACATGAAGTTGACAAACAAGCAGAGGGTTTTTCTTCAGGTGAAGATGGTTATCCTTCTAACGGAAGAATAGCTTGGGCATTGTGGGGTGGAGATGCAGGATTTAGCTGGTCAAAAAGATTGGTTAAGCAAATGGATGATGATAGAGATTACGAGGAAGAAATGATGTTAAGAGGAACAGAAGATACTTTAAGAGAAAAAGCAAGAGAGCATAACAAAGAGGTTGGCGACAATCCATCAAAAAGAACAAGTTATGCGACATTACAAAAAGTTTACAACAGAGGAATCGGTGCTTATAACACTAATCCTTCAAGTGTCCGTCCCAATGTTACGTCAAAAGAACAATGGGCAATGGCTAGAGTAAATAATTTTTTACGAGTTCTAAGGACTGGTAAATATAAGTCAGGCGAGCATGATACTGATCTGCTGCCTGCATCACATCCTTTATCAAGCAAAAATAAAGAGGAGAAATCTATGAAAGATAAAGAAGATAGGCATATCCTCAATGTTAGCGAAACCGATGATAAAGTTGTTGTCGAGTTTGCAAAACATCATGAGGATGAAGAAAAAGAAGGCGAAGAAATGGAAATGACTGAAGAAGCACGTCCATATCACAATGATGATGAAGATAAAGATAGAAAGGTAGTTGATCTAAAAGTTAACTATAGAACTATCGATTTATCAAGATCAGAATATGTTGATGAAAAGAATAGGCGTGTTCGTATTGGTGTTTCTAGTGAAGAGCCAGTTGAACGTAGTTTTGGAATGGAAGTTCTAGGACATACACCAGAAGAAATAAACATGGAGTTTATGCAATCTGGCCGTGCGCCATTACTCCTCGATCACAAAATGGATCAGGTGATTGGCGTTGTAGAAGAATTTAAACTAGATCAGGCTGCAAAGAGAACAGTTGCAGTAGTTAGATTTGGACGATCTGACTTAGCTGAAGAAGTTTTTAGAGATGTACTCGATGGAATACGAATGAATATAAGCGTAGGGTATCGAGTTGATAAATTAACCAGAATGAAAGACAAGGATGAGTCTTACTATAGAGCAAGTTTCACGCCACTAGAAATAAGTAGTGTAAGCGTGCCAGCAGATCAAAGTAGACTTGTTGGAGTTGGACGTTCAAAACAAATTGCTGAAAAAGCAAGGGTAGAAATAATGGAAAACGAAAAACAAGAAATTAATCTTGATGAAGTTAGATCAGAAAGTGCCGCAGAAGCTAAAAAAGAATTTGCAAGAAACTCGAAAGAGATTATTGATTTAGCTGTAAAGCACAACAAAAGAGACCTAGCACATCAAGCTATTTCTGAGGGCAAATCTGTTGAAGAATTTAGAGGTTTACTATTAGATAATATTTCTAATGATACTCCTTTAGAAACTCCAAAAGAGATTGGTCTTACAGAAAAAGAAACAAAAAGATTTAGCATCTTAAGAGCTATTAATGCTATGGCTAATCCTACTGACAGAAAAGCACAAGAAGCTGCAAGTTTTGAATTTGAAGCATCTGAAGCTGCTCAAAGAGCTTATGGATCAACTGCGCAAGGCGTAATGTTGCCATCCGAAGTTCTAAGAAATTGGAATCAGAGAGATTTAAGTGCTGGATCAGATGGCGATCTTATTGGCCAAGACTACAGAGCTGGCGACTTTATTGATGTGTTAAGAAATAACTCAGCAGTAATGCCACTAGCAACTATGTTAAATGGCCTGTCTGGCGATGTTAAAATCCCAAGAAAAACTGCTGCATCAACTGCTGCGTTTATTAGTTCAGAAGGCGGAGCTGCTGGTGAAAGTGAGTTCACAGTTGGTTCAGTCTCTATGAGTCCTAAGTCTCTTGGAGCTTTTACAGACGTTACTAGACAACTTATGATCCAATCATCATTAGATGTAGAAAACTTAATTAGAAACGATCTAGCTGCTTCAATGGCTATTGCTATTGATGACGCTGCATTAGAAGGTTCTGGAAGCTCAGGTAATCCAACAGGTATTACTAATACTTCAGGAATTAACACAGTATCACTTTCAAGTGCTGCTGCGCCTACTTTTGCTGAGATGGTTTCAATGGAAACTGCTGTTAGAGTTGACAATGCACTACTAGGCGACTTAGCTTACATAGTACATCCAACAAACTATGGCACACTAAAAACTACTGAAAAAGCAACCAATACTGCGCAATTTGTAGCTGTTAACGATGAAATCAATGGCTATGGTGCTGTTGTTTCACCACAGCTTACAGCTAATAATTACGTATTTGGTAACTTCAATGACTTACTTATTGGAATGTTCGGAGGATTAGACATTGTTGTTGATCCTTATAGCAATTCAACTTCAGGTACAGTTAGAGTTGTAGCTTTACAATCAGTTGACGTAGCTGTGAGGCATGCTGTCTCATTCTGTGCTGCATCATAATAAATGGTTTTAAGCACCAAAAACACGGAGGGCTTAATGCCCTCCGCTTTTAAGAGAGGAACTATGAAATATTTAATACTTGCAGATACAGTTGCAAATAAACAAAAAGTTAATGCAGGTGATGTTGTTGAATTACCTATTGATGAAGGTAGATCACTTGTTGGCTATGGTAAGGCCGAAGAATATAAAGGCAAAGAAAAGAAAGAAACAAACAGAAGTGTAGGATTAGAAAAATCCGAAAAGAAAGTAAAAAAAAGAGCTAAGTAATTATGGCGATGGAGTTTGATAGAGATTTTAATGGCTATCTTGATGCCACCTTTGGGCATGGTATAAGTTTGACTTATACACCTAATGGTGGTTCAGCTTCTACAATCAACGCTATACTTAATCAGGAATATGTGGACATTGACTCTGGCGGATTACCAGTACAAGGGTTTCAGCCAGTAGCGCATGTAAAAACAACAGATGTCCCAAATATAGCTTTCGGTGATGACTTAGCAGCACCAGCTATTAAAAATTTGGATGGCAATACCATAAAAGCCGCAACCAATTATAAAGTCATAAATTTTGAAAATGACAATCTTGGCATGACACAACTACTTTTAGAGGTACAGTAATGGCCAATCATGTAAGACAGCAAATAAGAGAATACTTTGGCACAACATTGACAGGCCTTACTACAACAGGCACAAATGTTTACGAGTCAAGAGTTTATAATCTACAAGACAATACATTGCCAGCTCTTGTCATATATACAAAAGCAGAGGCATCTGAGCCAATAGTTTTAGGATCAGACAGAGTTATGAGCAGAGAACTATCAGTAGTTGTCGAAGGATATTGTAAGGCGACTAGCAACTTTGATGATACTATTGATACAATATGCAAAGAAGTTGAAGAAGCGATAAGTGCAAATGTTGAGCTTGGCGGTTTGGCAAAAGATACTTTTCTTGAATCAACAGAAATTGAATATACAGGTGAAGGTGAGCAACCAGTAGGTTATGTAACACTTACCTTCTTAACCAATTATTACGTCAAGGAAAAAAATCCTGACGTAGCAGTTTAGGAGACAAAGCATGAAAATGATTAGTCCAGATGGTAAAATTTCTATTGATTGTCATCCAAGTAATGTTGACAATTATTTAGGCTTGGGTTGGAAAGAAGAAGCAACCCATTCTTTGAAAAAAGAAAAACATAAATCTTCTTCTAAAAAGAAAAGTGAGGAATAACCATGGCAGTTATAAAAGGAAGTCAGGGCGTAATTAAAGCTGGTTCAGATACTGTAGCCGAAGTTAGATCATATTCTATAGATCATAATGCAGAAGTTGTTGAAAAAACTGCAATGGGCGACAGCTCTAGGTCTTATGTTTCAACTTTGACTCAGTTTACTGCATCAGTAGAAGTTTTTTATGACGATACTGATACAGCACAAACAGCTTTAGATGCAGGCAACTCTGTTACTCTTGAAGTATATCCAAACACAGCAGCAAGTGGCAGTAAATATTACTCTGGCACAGCTATTGTTACTGGTATAACAAGAACAGGATCAGCAGATGGTCTTGTAGAAGCAACTGTTGCTTTACAAGGTTCAGGCGGATTGTCAACATTGACAGCTTAATAAGATGTCAGCAATAGATAACGCAAAGAAGCATTTTGATAGCCTTGAGACAAGAATCATAGAAGTCCCTGAATGGGGAGAGGATGCAGATAACCCCCTTAAAATTTACTGTAAACCTATAACCCTTTCAGAGACTTCTAAGTTTATGAGGTTAGCTAAAGATGATGATGTTCAGCTTTTAGCTTATGTTTTAATTTATAAAGCATTAGATGAGGCTGGTGAAAAGTTATTTACAATAGCTGATAAGAAAAACTTATTAGAGAGAGTAGATAGAGATGTATTAATTAGAGTATCTAGTGAGATGATGAACAACATCCCACAGGAAGATGTTAAAAAAAAGTAAAAAAAGATAAGCAGCTATATATTAAATATGCATTAGCTGAAAAATTGGGTAAGACTCTGTATGAAATAGAAGAAATGACTATGGAGGAGTTTCAGGGATGGTTGGCTTATCTTGAATTAAAGGAAGAGAAAAGTGGCAGCACTAACTAAGTCAGACATACATTTTAATATATTTGGTAATGACAAGTCTAAAAAGGCTTTCAATAGCTTTAATAAAAGCACAAAACAGGCCAATAATTCATTAAAAACACTAAGAAACACCATTATTGGTGCTTTTAGTGTTAGAGAAATTGTACAAGCTGGTAACGTAATGATTGGTGTCCGTAACAGGATGCAGGCTTTTACAGGCTCAGTAGAAGAAACCTCAAAAGCAATGGATCACATGAAAAGAATTGCTATTGAGTCTAGGTCTGATTTTGATGCTGTTGCTATGTTATTTACAAGATTATCCTTAGCCACAGAACATTTAGGTGCAACACAATTAGATGTAGCCAAAGCAACACAGATGGTTGCAAATACTTTTATTATTGCTGGTTCGCATGCTCAAGAAGCAAATAACTCTGCAAGACAGTTAGCACAGGGTTTAGCCTCTGGAACATTAAGAGGTGATGAGCTTAGATCAGTTATGGAAAACAATACTATCTTGACAAAGATGTTAGCTGAAGGTCTAAACATGACTGTCGGTGAATTAAGAGAGTTTGGTCATGCTGGTAAATTAACAGCAGAAGTTGTTATGCCAATACTTATACAAGGATTTGAAGAAACTAATGATCTGATTAAAGAAATGCCTATGACAT